AACGGGAATCTGGTTTACCGTAAGCGTATGGGCGGAGTCAAAATCGGGTACGGCATCAACTTTTGAGATTCAAAACGAAAACCGCACTACACTCACACTCACTACTCATATACCTTATTCATTTCTCAATCATATTATAAGCCTATAAACCTACACAGCACCTGGACTACACAGGCATTCACTAAGGGTGCTTTTATCTATGCCTTCTCTTACACACAAAACAAGGGGTAGTGTCTAAATGCAAAAGGCACACACAATTAAGTGTATGCCCCGTATGTCTTATATACAACCCGCTACTTACTTTCTTCCCATACAGCTAAATGCCTATTTGCTTCTATCGGCATTTCTTGAAACTGTATTGATTCGGGAAAAGATTCAATCATTGTTCCATGTCTGTTATTGTGAGCAATATCGTCAATGGTAAACTTCTGTACGCCTAATTCCTTTGCTAAATGTGTGCCTAATTGTTTTACAAATACGGGAATATTTGCTTCTTTACATTGATTCACAACTTGTTCAATCCACTCTAATTTGCAAGGTCTGTATTTATACAATCCGTTTTCATTCCCGCTTTCTCCGCCAACAATTACCCAACCAATCATATCATGGTAAAAAGTAGCGTTATTTGCTGCGTACAATCTATACGCTTTATGCCACAATGGTAATTCTAAATCTTCATACAATGGTTCAATGCTCAAAAAATACAAACAATCTGCGCCACTTTCTAATAAATGCTCAATTCTATGCAGCCCACTTTTACTTCCCACACTTGCACCTAACCAAACCCTATCTTTTATTTCACTCCAAAATGTAGGCAAATGTTCGCTGATTCTTTCGGGTCGTTTAGTAAGAATCTGAAATGTGTGCTGTGGGCATTTCCTAATTACTTCCCACGCTTGGTCTCTAAAAGAATCGCAACCTTCGTGGAAAAAGTCAGTTAAAGAACTTGTAAAAATAAGTTTTGATTCTTTCCATTTCGTAGGCGCAAGAAATGTTGCATCTGCGGTTTTTCTAATTACCTTCGGATTGTACCTTGTTTCGTTTAGGCTGTCTCTGTACATGTAACAGAATTTACAATCCGAATCTACCTTTGAACAGCCTACTGCGATATTCCAAGTGAACTGCGTCCACCCGATATTAGATTTTCCCATTTTTTATTGTTTTATTAGCGTTTACTCCCCATGTAGGAGTTTGTTTGTGGCAACTTCTGCACAAGCACCTTCCATTTGCTATATCCCATAAATCAGGAGTATTTATAGCCTCGCTTGTAGTTGTGATATTATATAATGACAATAATTTCGATAATGGCACTATATGGTCTGCATCTAAAGTTATATTATTTCCACTTTTTACCGTTCCGCACTTAGCGCATGTAAATTTTCCTGCTTTATATACAGACATTCTCCATGTTTTAAATTCTGCAAGGTTTCTTATCTGTATTATTAACTTAGTAGTACCGCCTTTCCAGTTTGGATTCTTACTGCCTGCATTATTAGCTCTAAAAATATCAATAGTCTTTTGTTTTTCATCTGCTACTTCTTTTTGTATCTCTGTTTTTTGTGCGTCTGTTAGTTTATCAGTACGCATCATAATCTCTTTGCTGCGAAGATGAGCAATGGTTGTGTTTATATCTATCTTCTTCTTTTCTTGTGTGACATAATATACACCATAGTTTAGTTCTCCTATTTTATAAAAGTTCTCAAGGTCTTTGTTACGCAAATCGTCATATGCTTTTTGTATATCTAGTTTTGTTTTAGCATATTCATCTTGTATCTTCTTTATCTCTGCTTGCGACTTGGCTTCTGTTTCTTCTATCTTGGCGAGTGCTTCTTTAGCAGAGTTGTTTGCTATTATAATCTCGGCACTATGGTCAGGTGCTTTAGGTTTGTCTAAACCAAAACTCGGCATTTTTGGAACAATAGAACAACCAGATAATAGAACTGATATTAGGAATATATAAAATAGTTTCATAACTATAACTATATGTTTGAGCCTCAATCGTGCTATATATAAGAATATATGCCAGGTCCAATACCATCATCAGACACACTAGAAGTTTCGGACAAAAGACCAAAACCAGTAGGTGACAATAACCTAAACAAAGCACCAACTTGGCTCAACGCTAATGCTAAAAAGATATACAAGAAAACAGCAGAAGAAATAAAGAAACTGGGTATATCAGACCGCTGTGATACAAACATACTAGCAATCTTCTCTGCTCAACTAGATAGATTACAAACTATATCTCAACTGCCAGAAAAAGAACTATATCACGAACGCTTACAAAATGATTTGACTGGAAGCGTATTGAGTTTAAGTAAAGAGTTGGGCATTACACCATCAGCCAGAGCAAAGTTGCGTATCGCTCGTGTTGAAGAACACGATGCTATAGATGACTTCCTCAACGATGAGTGAAGAAGTATATACATTAGATATGACAGTGCCGAACCGCATAGAGCGGTTCTTTGCGGAGTTTCTAAAGCACGGCAAAGGCACTCACGCTGGTAAGCCATTTATATTATTACCGTGGCAAAAAGAAATTATTACATCGTTATATGGATATTATAACAAAGATGGACTACGCAGATACAGAAATGGTCTTGTGCTTATTCCACGCAAGAATGGTAAGACGACTTTATGCGCAGGGCTTTGTCTCTATGAACTACTCTTTGGTGAAAAGAATGGAGAAATATATGCCTGTGCCAACTCACGCGACCAAGCCCGCATTATATTTGGTATAGCAACAGACATGGTTGCTACATCACAAGCACTTTCACGCAGAATAAAAATCTATAAAAATGCCCTATATAATCCAAAAACTCGTTCTACTTTTCGTGTGCTTTCCAGAGATGCTAACACTGCCTTGGGGCTTAATGCTTCGTTCGTTATATTTGATGAATTACTGGCGGCTCCAGATGATAATTTATACAACTCAATGGTCACGAGTATGGGTGCTCGGAAGCAGCCTTTGATGCTGAGTATATCTACAGCAGGATTTAGTAAAGCCAGTTTTTTATATCAACTAGTAGAGCACGGAGAAAGAATAAATTCTGGTGCTGTAAAGGATGACACATTTTATGCTAAAATATATGGATTACGAGATGATGAAGATTGGACTAAAGAATCTACTTGGTTTAGTTGTAATCCTAGTTTGGGTCACACGATTAGTGTTGAGTTTTTCCGAACTGAATATAACAGAGCAAAAGAGTTTCCGAGATTTGAGAACGCCTTCAAAGTATTGTATCTCAACGCTTGGATTGACGCAGAGAAGAGTTGGATAGGAGATGGTCAATGGATGGAGTGCGGACAAGATATAGACATAAAAGAATTTGAGGGTGAGACTTGTTATGCTGGACTTGACTTGAGTAGCACAACAGATTTGACAGCACTTGTGCTTTGCTTTTATAAAAATGACAAGTATTATATCTTCAGTTTTCCATTCTGCCCAGAAGAAAATATAAAGTTACGCAGTCGTAGAGATAAAGTGCCATACGAATTTTGGGCACAACAAAATAAACTTACAGCAACGCCAGGCAATGCTACTGATTATGATTATGTTCTCAAGTTGCTTACTGACTATAGCAACAAATATAATATAGCAGCAGTTATGATAGACAGATGGAACAGTAGTTACTTGAGCACAAAACTTATGGAGAATGGATTTAATGTTGTAGCGTTTGGTCAAGGCTTTGCTTCTATGGCTAGTCCAGTTAGAGCACTTGAGCGACTTGTTTTATCAAAAGGTATAATTCACGACAAGCATCCTGTATTAAGATGGAATATGAGCAATGTTATACTAAAAGTAGATGCTGCTGGTAACGCAAAGTGTGATAAAGCCAAAAGCAGAGAACGCATTGACTTAGTTATTGCTTTACTTATGGCACTAGAAGAGGCTAGTAAAAATAACTTTAACACAGGTATTGGAGATATAACGTGGGTGTAAATAAGCCTCGTTTTTAGCAAACTAGCATATACTTATAGTCATATGGCATCCATCTTTGACTTCTTAAAACCTAAAGCAACTATTACAAAAGTTGAGCAACCAGAAGAACGCTCAACAACAATCGGTGGTCCAGTAGTATTAAACTGGGATAGTGCTAATGGATATGCTAGAAATGTAGATAAACTATCTGTGGTTTATGGTTGCGTAAATCTTCGTGCTTCTACAATCGCTAGTTTGCCAATCCAACTAAATAGAAAAGTTGGTAAAGGTCATGAGCCAGCAACTGACCATCCTTATTACGATTTAATTACTAAAAATCCAAACCCACTACAAACCAATTATACTTTTTGGCACTGGGTAATTGTACAGTTAGATATGTTTGGTAATGCTTATATCCAAAAGATTCGTCGCAATGACGGAAGTGTAGCAGAACTATTTCCATTAAATCCAGTCAGTGTAGAAATAGAAATTCTACCAACTGGAAAGCCGTATTATAAAATGACGCTTACTGATATTGATAATAAGTCATATTATAAACAATTCTCCGACGACCAAATCGTTCATATCAAAGGATATTCTCGTAACGGCGTTTATGGTTTAAGTGTCATAGATACATTCAGAACACTATTTGATGGATACAGTGAATTAGAAACAGCAGGAACGGGTATTGCCAAGAACGCAGCAAAGCCAGCGGGCGTTGTATATTATCCTGGCAATATGAAGGAAGAAGAATTGGAAAAGATGAAGAGCGGCTGGAAGAATGGATTTAGCCAAGGCAACAGCGGCAAGACAGCCTTCCTTCCAAATACAATCAAGATAGATACTCCAAACATTGGATTGACTGCTCAAGAAGCAGAATATATAGAGCAAAAGAAATTCAGTGCTCAACGTATCGCTGCTGACATTTATAGAGTTCCACTTCATATGTTGGGTCTAACAGGTGCTCCAACTTATGCATCTGTAGAACAGCAAGCCATAGAGTTTGTAACTTATACACTAACTCCAATCATCACCAACATAGAGCAACAAATCCAAAAGCAGTTGCTTGATAACAGTGATGAAGTATATATCAACTTTAACGTATCAGGTTTGCTACGCGGTGACATTAAGACACGCATTGAATGGTATAGATTCGCACTACAACACGGCGTAATGACAACCAATCAAGTAAATGAAATGGAAGATACTGGAGTATATATTCCAGAAAGCAAGGGAGGAGACGATTATGTACGAGCACTAAATTTTAGTGTTATTGGGAAAAATCAAGTCTCAGGTTCAGTTTCGCCAGTCTTATAACTATTTATACTATATGATAATCAATCTTGAATACAGAGACGGTATGAACGGAATGATGGAATCGCATCCAGTAGAAGCCGATTCAGAAAAATCTACAATCGTCGGACGAGTTATTGCTTATAATAGTATGAGCAAAGAACTTCGCACTATGAATGGTGACAAGTTTCAAGAAATCATTTTGCCAGGTGCTCTTGATGCTACACTTGCTGATGCATCAAATGACATTCTCGCTTTAGTAGAACACGATACATCTAAACTTCTTGGTCGTCGTTCATCTGGAACTCTAACACTAGACAACAGAGCAGATGGCTTATATGCTACTATTCTTGTGCCAGACACAAGTTATGGCGAAGACCTACTTGCTCTTGCTACTCGCGGAGACATCAAAGGATTTAGTTTTGGTTTTACAAATCCAGTGTCAAGAAACTATAGCAAAGATGGTATCAAGATTCGTGAAATATCTAAACTTGACTTAAAAGAAGTATCTATCGTAGCAAGTCCAGCATACAATGAAACTGCTCTTGGCTTACGCAATGAAGATTTTGTTGAAGAAACAAAAAAAGAAGAGGTAGTAACAACCCCAGCCAAATCTGATAAAGAAATAGAAACAGAGTTTAGATTCCGTTTCTTGTCATTAACACACATCTAAAAACTTTTGCCGGGGCACAAACCTCGTGCTAGGAACTAACAATAACAAACAAAATAAAATAATATGAGTAATCTATTAAACACACGTAACGAGGTCTATGGTGCAATGAAAAGCATTATGGCTTCTTCTACCCGCTCGGAATCCGACTTCGCTAAATACGAAGACTTGGAAAATCAATAC